TTGAAGGGCAATAAATTTGAAACTAAACTACACATTAGAGTTATCCCTGTAAAGGATGAAAAGATGTGGCTAGCGTGGACAGGCTATAAACAGACTCCGGCTGATAAAGAAGGAGATGAAGGTTTATGGAACATTTACGAGGACAGGTATAATACTTTGACCATCCCCGAGTCTTGAAGCGTGGTCATTATATACCCAAAGGAGATGAAGAGACATGAGAGGAATGCAGACCCTCCTGAAGACCAACGGTGATGATGGAGATTTCTCAATTCTAAAAAGCAACGACGACTTGATGATTGGTGGTTATGCAAGCATTGAAATCGTTGATAAGCAAAATGATTTGATTACACTCAAAGCCTTAAAAGAGGCAGTAAATAAATTTATGGAACAAAAGTCATTTAGAAACGTAATGACTAATCATTCAAATGTTCAAGTTGGAGAAGTGGTGGACTCTTATAGAGACAAACAAGGAAGGCTTTTCAAAACAGAAGTTGATGATGTAGGATTCTTTGTTGTTATCAAACTCCGAGATGATATCGAAAAAGCCAAGGAGATTAATAGAGGGATTAGAAAAGGTTCTCTTCGTTCTTTTAGCATTGGTGGACAAGCACTACAGAAAGTCAAGAAATCAAATTCTGAATTAGGACAATACAACGAAATTTCTAAGTTAGAACTGCACGAAGTCACGATTTGTGAAAAAGGTATTAACCCGGAAGCAAAGTTTGACATTTTAAAACAAGAAAAAACAGGTGAGATAATGACCGAAAAACTAGAAAAAGCACTGGAAGAGTTAGACACACTTCTGAAAGAAGTGAACTCACTCCGAAAGGAAGAAGACAAAGAAATGATGATGGATGAAAAAGAATCCATGTATGGTGAAGAAAAAGCCATGCATGGAGAAGAAAAGGCCATGCATGGTGAAAAGATGATGGACGAAAAGATGGAAGACGAGGAATCTATGGAATACATGGACATGGAAGAAAAAGCCCTTGTCCCTACCGTTGATGGCTCAGGTAACGAAATCGGTGAGCCTGCTGACAGAATCGTAATTGATGGTGGTCAGCCAACCGGTTCTCTTTCGACCATGCCCGTCGTAAAGGCCTTTAACAACGATGAACTTGCTACCTTGGACCTTTCCAACTCAAACATCGAAAAGGCTTACGAGGCTTTCCGTCAAGAGCAATTAGAGAAACTTGCTTACGATAACCTCCAAAAGTCCTTTGCTGCTCGTTTCGAGCAAGAAGTTTCTACCCGAGAAGATGCAATCGCAAAGCAGAACTACGATGCTGCTAGTGAAATTGCTTCCCTTAAGAACGAATTTACTGAACTCCGCAAGTCTCTGACCGCAGAGCGCGAAGTTATCGCAAAGGCTCAAGAAGAAGCAGTTGCGAACATTCCCACGATGGACGACATCGCCAAGATGGATTGGTCTGAAGTTCACCGTCTTATCGGAGGAAACCTTTGAGGTGATTTAACATGAGTGGTTATATTAACACAATTGCAGACTTAGAAGCACAAACATACGGAGTAGGAAACTTTGGAGCGGGTAACTCCCTTCTGAAGCAAGCGGGCCTTGTTGGTGGAATCCACACAGGTCACGATACCTCTCTTGGTCTTGGTGGCGGTGCTACCGGGATTTCTACAACTGAAGGCCTATATAACGTAGTTTATGGCCAAAAGGTTTGGTCTATGCTAAACCGTGAATGTAACGCCCTTTCGATGATTTCGAAGCGCCCATACAGTTCCTCCGGTTGGAGAGTTCTGAAGTCTCGCCCTGCCGGTGGTAGTGGAGACACATTCAGCGTCGCAACCTCTGGAACTTTGAATGCTGCCTTAATTGGTGCAGATTCTCCCCGTGCTGACGCAATCGGTGGCGTTCCCGAGAATGCAGGTCTTTCGACTGATGCTGACGGTCTTGGCCCAATTGCGCCAACCTACGCTCAACTGTTTATCTCCCCGAAGGTCGTTGCGCATCAATTCGACTTCTCGGAGTTGGCTATGGAATTAGCAGCCATTGATGACGGTATTGGCGACATTCGCGCTCAAATGCGTGAAGACATGGGTAAGCACCACGCTGAAGTTCAAAATAAGATGCTCGTTATGCCTCTTGAAAACTACGGTGAAGTCGCAAACATGCCTAACATCACCAACAACTACACTTCGCTCTATAAGGTCATTAGCAACACCGCTGAATTGACCATTATGGATTCGGACAACTTTATGACCGATGCTAGAACCGTTGATGCTTTCGACCTTTACGGCACAAACCGCGACACCGCGTCTTTCTTGGATGCTACCGTTGATTTCGGAGATGGCTACGCTACCGGCGATATTCGCAACTTAACCTTAACCATCATCAACACCCTGCTTCGTCAACTTCGTCAAGAAGGTGGTTCTCCCAAGGTCATTTTGACGGGTTACGACACAATTCAAACCCTCGCTGACCTATTGCAGAGCCAAGAGCGATTCATGGACCGAAAGGAAATCGTTCCGACTGTGAACGGTGTTCGTGGTGTAAAGGGTCAAGAAGTCGGTTTCCGTGTTTCTACCTACTACGACATTCCTCTGATTCCGGTCAAGGATATCG